CTTCTCCTCCTCCAAAAGAAGATGAAGATGAAGATGAAGATGAACCTGAACCAACAACACAATTTGATACAGCAAATATAATAAATGAATTATCTACTGGAATTAGTGCTCCATCTTCTTCTGATGTAACAGTAAATGAACCAATTATTGAAAATGTTCCATTAACAGATAGAATTTATGGAGTTGAAATTCCAAGAGCTACAAGTTTAATGACTGCTGGAATAGCAATGTTAGGTGCTGCTTCTGCGAGTGGATTATTAACAAGACGACTTCCAACACCATTTCAACAAGAAAGACAAGAAGACAGACTTCAAAGAATTTATGAAGAAAGTTATAATGATCTGCAAAATCAACCAGCAACAGGATTAGGTGCTGACCCAAGAAGATTATTAGAATTTGAAGAAGCATCAAGAAATAGAAACGAAGCTTCATTAGATTTAGATAGAGATAGAACAAGAGCAGAAATTAGAGGTAATATACAAAGGAGAGCAACAGCAGAAAATTTAAGAAATAATATTATAAGTGAAACGGAAACAAGAGGATTAGAAAGAAGGAGATTAAGAGAATCAGGAAGAGAAAGAGATGCTCGTCAAGATTTAGGCGAAGTTCAAAGAAATCAACATGCTTTAAGAGATGAATTAGTTGATAGACAAAATATGCCTCAAGCTTCAGCTATGCCTATATCATTAAGTGCTAATAGAGGACCTCAATTAACTGGACGATTTTCTAGACCACCCGGAAGACCTCCAAGAAATACTGAATTTAATTACGAAACAGGAAGATATGATCCAATAGTACCAGAGGGAACAGTAACAATTGATTCATTTTTTAGAGCACCTCCAGAAGCAACATCACCACCAAGAATTGATATTGAACCGGTTGAAGCGTTCGCACAAGCACAAGATGAAGAATTTGATAGGAATGTAGAGGAAATAGGGGAAGAACTCGCAGAAGAAAGAAGACAAATGGAATTAACTCCACCAACCGAAGAATAAATATCACCTAAATTTGGATAATCAATAATAATATAATAGCCACTTTTAGGGGACTTGTTTTTTTTTGTAAAAAAAATATAATATATATATAATAATGAATGATATAGTTCTTAAAGAAAAATATAATTATATACAAAGGCAACCAGTAGAAATAGTATTAAATAGTAAAGAAGGAACTATTTTTAGTATTTTGGACGGACATAAATTTTTTACATTAGAAACAGAAGTTGTAGCAAGGAAAGATGAAAAAATATTATTATATTTAAAAAAGGCATTTATTCCATTTTCATTTTATACATTATCAGAAACACAAAAAAATAATAAATTAGATATTCAAGAAGTACAATCTGGGGGAACTACTAATGATTATACAATAACTATACCTGATGCTAATTATAATATTAATCAATTATTGTTAAAAATAAAAACATTAATGGAATTAGAATCAAGTTTTAATTTTAAATATGATATAAGTTACGATGAACCAACTTCAAAAGTTCATTTTCTAATTATTTCTGGAACTAATGCCTTAAAAACAATTTTAAAATTTAATACAGGATCTAATAAATTAAAATCAGTTGATAATGTTTTAGGGTTTACAGATAGTGCAGATTTAGAATTTACAACTTCAACTGAATTAGTATCAACAAATATAGTAGACATGGCGGATGGATTAGATAGTATTCATATTAAATCTAATTTAGTCGGTGATAATATTCAATCAACAAGTAAAGATGGAAGCGAATTATTAATAGTACCAATTGATAAAGAACCTAATTCTATATTATATTTTGATGAAGGTTCTAATCCATTTAAACATTTATTAAGTCAATCAAGTATAAAGAGAATTGAAATTAAAATGGTTGATGCTAATAATAATATAATTGATTTTAATAATGTTCCATATACTTTAATATTAATCGCTGAATTTTTATTTAATCCTAATCAGAGTTTATCACAAGATAATAAAAAATTAGAAACACAAGATAAAATTAATAAAACAGTAGATAATAATTTAAAATTAACAAAGGCAATTTTAGATGGCTTGAATAATAAAAAAGATAATATAAAAAAGAGAAACTGAATTTTATAATATACATGTTTATTTGGAATATAATAAAACAAAAAAATATATAATAAATATATAGGTTAATATGAAAATATTAGAAAAAGATTCTAAAATAAAAATTAATGGTGCTAAAATGGATACTGCAGATAGACCTAAAAATTTATCTAAATTTTTAAATTATGTAAACCTTTCTCTTATTATAGGACTTCCAGCGAGTGGGAAAAGTTCATTAATAAGACAATTACTAATGGGAACAAGAGATGATAATTTATATAATGATGTTTTTCATAGTGTTTATTATATATCTCCAAGTGATACTATGAGTTTAAATCTTCCAGAAGATAAGAAGATATTATTAGATCAAGACCCTTTGGAAGAAATTTTAGAGAATATTATACAAAATGAAAAAGATTTAGGAGAAGAAGAAGAACCTCATCATGTACTTATAATTTTAGATGATGCTGTAAATTTCTTAAACACGAGGGCAGCGGCGATGAAAATTTTTAGAAAAATTTCGATGAATGGTAGGCATATTTTAGGTAAGCATAGTAGTCTGCAAACTTGGTTGGTTTCTCAAAAAATAAAGAGCGTTCCTTTAACTATTAGAAGTCAAGCAAATCAAATATGGTTTTTTAACAGCACAAAAGCAGAAAAAGAAGTATTAAGAGATGAATATACAGGATTAGATAAAAAAGAAGCTAAAAAATTATTTGATTATGTATTTAATAAAAAACATAACTTTTTATTTATAAATTTACAACTTCCACTTAATACAAGATACTTTAAAAACTTTAATAGATTAATGATTGTAGATGAAGAGGAGGATTAATTTCAAGTCCCCTAAAAGTGGCGAATTTATAATTATATGTTTTCCAAATTTAGGGGATTTAATTATGAATTAAAATCTAACTATATATTATAATGGATTTATTGAATTTGTATAAAACACAAAAACCAAAAGCTTCTGATATAACTATTAAAACATATATTAGTAATATTAAAAATTTACATAATATAATAAAAGGAAATAAAGATATTAATGATTTAAATTTTTTAGAAGATTTTGATAATGTTAATACTGCACTTAAATCAAAAGTTAATTCAACTATAAAGAATTATTTGGTTTCTGTAATAATAGCACTTTCTTCTGATAAAAAATATGATAAATTAATAGATAAATATAATAATAAAATTAAACAATTACAAGAAGAAATTTTAGATCAGTATGATAAAAATGAAAAAAATGATAAACAAGAAAAGAACTGGATTAATCATAATGAAGTTTTAAAATTATTAAGAAAAATGAAAAAAGAAACAAAAGATTTTTTTGATAAACCAAAAGAGAATTTAACAACAAAAGAAAAAGATTTAATTCAACAATATTTGGTAATATATTTATATTCAGGTAAAGACTTTCCACCAGTAAGAAATGATTTTGCTGAAATGAAAGTAGTAGACGAATCAGAAGATTTAAAACAAGATAAAAATTATTTATTAATCAAAAAAAAGGGAAATCCTAAATTTATATTAAATGAATTTAAAACTGCTAAATATAAAGGAGAAAAAGAAATTGATATAAAAGATATTGAATTAAAAAAATTAATTAATAAATGGTTAAAAATTACTGGTGAGGATTATTTATTATTAAATTTAAAAGATAATTCTCCTATGACTGCTAATGGAATTTCTAAATATTTAAATAAAATATTTCAAAAACATTATAAAAAAAATATTAGTACAAGTCTTTTAAGAAGTATTTTTATAACCAGTAAATATAATGACCCTAAAATGACTATACAAGATAAAAAGAAACTTGCTAATGATATGCTTCATTCTAAAAATGTAAGTGAATCAGTTTATAATAAAATTGATTAATTCTTGCGAGTTTTTCAAGTCCCCTAAAAGTGGCGAATATATAATTATACAATATCCACTTTTAGGGGATTTAATAAAATCTAAAAATGCGAAAAAAACCAAAAATTATTTTCTATGTTAATAATATATGAATACAAATATAGTTGATTATTTTGAATTAAAAGATATTCCAGAATATAATGGAAAATATAAAGCTAATAGAAATGGAGATATTTGGAGTTGCAGAGTAAAACGATTTATGAATTTTTCAGTTGACCCTTGTGGTTATTATATAGTTGTTTTATGTGGTGTAACTAAAAGAGTTCATAGATTAATTGGAAAAACATTTTTAAATAATGAAAATGATTATCCTTTAATAGATCATATTAATCAAGATAAAAAAAATAATCATATTAATAATTTAAGATTTGTTCCATATTGGGTTAATAATTTAAATAGAAATTCAAAAGGAGTTTATGAAAAACCTAATGGAAAATATTATAGTTTATGTTGTAATCAATTTTTAGGAACATTTGATAATTATGATGAAGCGAAAACATGTTACGAAAATAAAAAATATGAATTACTTAAACCTTTTGAAAAAAATATATTATAATAATATAATGATAGAAGAAGAAGTAGCCAATATAGTTAATCCTAATAAATTTAAAAAAAATACTTATAATCTATTATCAAACATACAAAAAGAGGTTATGGGAAATAAAAGAACATTAATAAATATGAAAAGGTTAAAAAGAAATCAAACATTACAAAATGTTCCTGAAATTACTGAATTTAAAAAAATTATATAAATTAAAATGTTATATTAATATATACATGGTTTCTTATATTTATGAGTATTTATATCCAGAAGATGTTGATTATGCTAAATTACAATTATATTTTTATAATGATAAAATAAAACAGATTGAGAATGAAAATATTAATGATAATACAAAAGCATTAAAAAAAAAAAGAGTTACATTTATAATTAATTTAATAAAATATGCTTACGGATTATAAAAATAATAATTTCTATTTTTTTTATATATATTAATT